ACAATTTTTTATAAAAAAAAAAAATTGAATTAAAAACAATTTTTGATTATATTAAGTAATATGGAAGATCAAGAAATATTAAAACTTGTAAAAAAAATCAATAAAGAGCCATTTAGTGCTGATGAATTAACACAAATAGAATTAGAATCAGTTATTAAATATGCAGCAGATAAATTTTTTAATACAAAAAAACCAATAATGGAAGATAATGTTTATGATATTATTATTGATTTTTTAAAAGAAAAATTTCCAAAATCAAAAACATTAAAAACTATTGGTTCAATACCTAAAACAAAAAATAAAGTTAAATTAGATTATTGGTTGGGATCAATGGATAAAATTAAACCTAATAATAATGATTTTGAAAAATGGTTTAATAAATATTCAGGACCTTATGTTATATCAGATAAATTAGATGGTGTATCTGCATTATTAATATACCGATCAAATTCAACAATTAATATGTATACACGTGGAACTGCAGAAGAAGGAACAGATATAACAGAATTATTAAAATATATAAATGTGCCAAGTATTGATAAAATAAAAGCGTATGAAAATAAGAGTGAAAAATCAAATATATTGATGGCATTTCGTGGAGAATTAATTATTGATAAAGAAACATTTAATAAAAATTGGAGTGATAAAATGAAAAATGCAAGAAATACAGTATCTGGATTAGTAAATAGTAAAACAATTAATCCAAAATTGGCAATGGATACTAAATTTGTTGCATATGAAATAGTTGATCCAATTTTATTACCAAATAAACAATTAAAATTATGTAAAGAATTTGGTTTTAATACAGTTAAATATAAACTTAAAAATGAATTAGATATTGAAACAATATCTGAATATTTTAAAAAAAGACGTGAAGAATCAGAATATATGATTGATGGTATTATTGTAACAAATAATGAAATTTATGAAAGAAATAAAAAATCTAATCCAGAATATTCTTTTGCTTTTAAAGATGTTTTAGAAGATCAACTTGTTGAAACTAAAGTACTAGATATTGAATGGAATATTTCTAAAGACGGTTTAATTAAACCTGTATTAATGTTGGAACCAGTTGAAATTGGTGGTGTTGAAATATCTAGAGTAACTGCACATAATGCTAAAAATGTTGTTGCATTACAATTAGGTAAAGGTGCAATTATTAAATTAGTAAGAAGTGGAGATGTTATTCCAAAAATTATTGAAGTTATTAAACCGGCAAAAAAAGTATTATTACCACCTGAAGATACTTGGGTTTGGAATGAAACAAAAGTTGATATAGTATCAACAAATACTGACTCAAAAGAAAAATTAATAAAAAATATTTATTATTTTTTTTCAACATTAAAAACAATTGGAATGGGTGAAAAAATAGTTGAAAAATTAGTTGATTCAGGTTTTGATACAATTAAAAAAATATTAGAATCAAAATCATTTGAAGAAGTTGACGGTATTCAAAAAAAAAGTTCGGATAATTTATTAGAATCAATAAAAAAATCAACACTTAATGTTGAATTATCAACATTAATTGTAGCAAGTAATATGGCAAAAGGTATTGGTGAAGAAAGAATTGGATTAATACTTGATAAATATCCCAACTTATTAACAGAATATAAAAATTTTAGTAAAGAAGAATTTATTGATAAAATTAAAGAAATAAATGGATTTGAAGAAAAATTAAGCAAATCATTTGTTAATAATTTTGAAAAATTTATTAAATTTTATAAAGATATTAATAAATATGTTACTATTCAAGAACAGAAAGTTAAAAAAATTACCAAAAATAAATATAGTGGATTAACTATAGTTATATCTGGATTTAGAAATCAAGAATTACAAAAATTTTTAGAAGATTCAGGTGCTAAAATTACTAATTCAGTTTCAAAAAATACAGATCTATTAATTGTAAAAGATCAAAATACTATTTTACAAGAAACAGGTAAAGTTAGACAAGCCATTAATTTGGATATTAAAATAATTACATCAGATGATGTTAAATTTTAAATATTTTCTTTATTTTTATCTTTATTTTGTTGATTATTATATTCATATAATGCAACACAACAACCACAGAATATATATAATACAACAAGTGCTATAATTATATATATAGAACTATTTGAAATATTTTCATGTTTCATAGAAAAACTAGAAAAACTAGGTAAAGATGGTTTATGACCACTTATTCCTTTTTTCATAGCCATTTTTGCCAATAATAATGGAGCCATTATATATTATATATTATAAATTAAATTTCAACAGATTTATCTGAACATACAGAAATATTATCAATATTATCTAAACCTTTTTCTAATTTATTCCAATCTGGATAATATAAATCAGCTTGTGAATATTGGTCTTCTTTTAAAACGCCATAAATTATTAATGCCATTTTTGATGCATTTTGTTCACCTAATTTATGTGAATTTGCAATTCCAAATCCAATATATTTATCTTTTTTATTTATGTATTCTGAATTATTAAAATCATGTTTATATAATCCAATTAAATATTTACGTTTATGTGCTGGACCTTCATGATGAATAATATCATATTTTGGATGAATCCATTCTTTACTATGATGATATCTTAATAAAATATCTTTATAATTATTATCACAATATAATTTTTGACTATAATCAATTAATGTTTCTAATAAATTTATTATTAATAATGCAACAGGCATAAATCCATTAGAAATAAATAATGCACCAACAAATGCTTCAAAAATATCTTCATGTAATCTTTCTAAATTACGTCCATTTGTTAATTCAATATGTTTTGATATTATAAAATATTTTCCTAATCCAATTTCTTTTGACATTAATGCTAAATTATTTTTATCTTCTAATTTTGTTTTCAATCTTGTTATAAATCCTTCACCTTCATTTGGATATCGATGAAACAAATAAAATGTTATTACTTGTTTTAAAACACTATCACCTAATGTTTCTAATGTTTCATATGATTTTTCTCTTAACTCTATTAATTCTGATGGATTATTTAATTCTTTTTTTGCATCATTTAAAATATCATCAGTAAAAAAATTCTTTTTACAATACGATTTATGAGTAAATGCTTGTTTAAATATTTCAATATTATTTATTTTTTCTACTTTAACATTATAATTATTTAATAATTTTATTAAATCATTTTCAGTCACAAAAATATTATTAATATTATATGGAATTTGAATTACTTCTTCTTCACCTAAATTATTAAATACTTTTATTCCGTCATTTATATAAGTGGTATCCATTTTGTTATAACATATTAACGTATAATCTTTAAGTATCAATTTTTTTGTAAATATTTTTTAATTAAATTAAGTCCATTAGGCATAAAATCTTTAGAATTAATGAATTTTAGTAATTTAGCACGATCAATTTCTTGTGTAGTTACATTTTTTAATTATTATTATAAGCATGATTAATTAAATCATCATTATTTGTATTAATGTAATTTATAATTAATTTATAGTTTTTTTTTTTTAATAATGAAAATAATTCTGTTTTTTTTAATATTTTGTCTTTATCATTAATTGATACTACAAATTTATTATAATCACTTGTATCGATATTATTAAATTTCATATGCATAATTATAGATTTATCATCATTATGTGTTATATCACCAAAAGATATTTTTTTTGTTATAATTTAGTAGCATTTAATATTTATATTATATTTATATTATAAAAAAAATTTTTAAATTAAACTTTTTCACGATTAAGTGGCAATATGATATCAACTAATTTTACATAACTTATCATTCTCATTTTACAACAATATCTTTTCAAACCTAAACTTAATAATAATTCTTGTTTTTGTTTTTCTTTTTCTTCATTATTTAATTTTGGATTATTACAAATTTCATTACTTTTAGTTTCCCATTCAAACGTTTTTTGACCTAAAAAATAACCACAAGTTGGACAAGTTTTATATAGCATTTATAGTTAATTATAATTAATATATTAAATATTCAAATTTTTAAATATAAATTATATCCTAATATAATTAATGACAGGTGTAGCAAAAACAGAACAAAATGTAAAATTTAATGTAACCGATTTTAATAACAAATTTGAAGAGAACGACAAAAAAAATAGTACCAATAATCAATATTTAGATCAAACATCCGAATATGATATTTATTCAGTAAAAAGAAATTATGGTATACTATATAATTTTGAAAAACAAAGTTTTTCTAATGAAACAAAACCAGTAGATATTATGTTTGGTTTAAAAGATTTAATATATATATTATTTGATTTTTTTAATAATAAAAAAAATCCATTACCGTTTATATTTTCTACTGAACATACACAATTTTTATTTGCAATATTATTAATAGTAACAGGAACAATATTATTATTATTTTCTAATATATTAAGATAATTTAATAAGCGATCCAATTTATTGTAACATTAACATTGTCAATTATTATATTATTTGTATTATTTAATGGATTAATTAATTTATATATTCTTGTTGGATATGTAGAATATTTAATATATATAGTGTCTACAATAACATAATTATTCCAATTACTGTAAAAATATTTTGAAATTTTATTTTGAATTAATTTATAATTATCAGGTTTATCTGGTTTATTCCATTGATAAGTGTGCATATAATATCCATTATCATTATATCCATTAATAGTACACGAATAAATAGTATTTTCAGTATGCATATAAAATATATTTTAAATTAATTTTTAAATAAAATTTGTTTAAATTTTATATTCAGGTTTTCCTTGTTCACATTTACAGACAGGACATATATAATTATATTTTTCAAGATATTCTAAAATACAATGTGAATGAAATATATGTTTACAATTTAACTCAAGTACTTCTTGATCTTTAATCATATTGTCCAAACATATATTACAATCTTTATTTAAATTTTCAGTTAAAACATATTTATTTAATTTATCAACACATTCTTTATGTAGTGTACATATTACATCATCAGTACTTATACTGTTAATTATATTATTAAATACTGCATTTAAATTATTAAATATATTATTTAATGGTACGTGTCCTTCGATCGGTATTAAATCTGGTAAATCATCAAACAAATTTAAATTTGGTGGTATAATTTCTTCAATATTAAATACTGATGATTCAATTCCATAATGGTCATAAAAATTTGTAAGAATTGTATTAGTTTCCTCAATTGAAATGCCATTATTATGTAAATAATTTTTTAATGAAATAATAATATTATATTCATCATCATAATCATCTTGTAATGATAATCGTAATGCAAATAATGACTCATAATCTATTAATGGTTCTTCCATTTCCAAATCTTCATCATTTTCTAAATCTCCATCATTTTCATCTTCTAAATCTTCATCATTTTCATCTTCTAAATCTTCATTTTCATCTTCTAAATTTTCATGATTTTCATTTTCATTTTCATTTTCATTTTCATTTTCATTTTCATTTTCATTTTCTAAATCTTCATCACTACTATCATCACTATCATCATTATCATCATTATTTTCATTATTATTATTTTCAGATTTATTAACGTCATTTTCGGATATTTCTATATTTGGAGATTTAGAATCGATAATTTCATCAGGTATTTTTGTATTAGTGTTGTCAATATTTGGTGTAGTTTTTAATTTTTTAGACACATTATCATTTAAATTGTTCATAATTAATATAATAAATTATATTTTTAAATATTATAAATCAATTTTTATTTTATATATATATTATATAATATATGTTAATATCTTTAGGCAACACATGCGCTACAAGATATAATATTGATATTTTTAATCGTTTTAAATATGAAACTAATATATTTGATTGGATATTAGTTAATATTGAAGCAATTTGTATAATATTAAAATATCATAATATTATTGATGATATATTTTGTAAAGATAATATAATTAAAAATGGTATTCATGACAATAATTCTAGAATATTAATAAAATCATTTCCAAAAAGTTCAAATAAAACATATATTCAAAGGTTGGAGGAAAAAACATTACTTTCTTCTTTACCATCTGATAGATATATTGATGAAAATAAGCATACATTTGTTTTTTCTGAAGAAAAAACTCAAGCTAGGACTTGTTATGCTATACCAGATTTAAATAATTCATGTAATTTTTCAAATGAAACTATTGAATTAGAAAAAAATGCATATTTAATAAGTTTACATGACATAAAAATAACATATACAGAACAAGATATTCTTGATTTTATAGAAAAATATAAAAGAAGACTACAAAGATTAATTGATATTATAAAATGTAAAAAAGAAAAACTATATTTTATATATTATGGATTAATTTCAGATGAAATAAAAAATGAATTTATACAAATTATAAAAAATATTAATGATAATTGTGATTTTATTTTATGTTCTTTATCACATAATGAATCTGATGAAGAAAAAAAAGAAGATAATTTTATAAGAATACATATGAAAAAATATTTAATAAAAGAAATTGATGAAAATTGGAAAAAGAATTATTATGATTGGAATACAGTTTTTAAATTAATACTTGGACAGACTAATTAAAATTGAAAAAAAATAAGTTTAAAAACAAATCAATATATATAATATGGATAACCTTGAACTAAATTTAAGAACAAAATATTTAAATAATTTATTAAATGCTTGTATTAAACAAAATATAGATCCGAATATAATAAATATTGAATTGGATAAATTAAAAAATCCTGAATTAGAAAATTGTACAATATCTGCAACAGATGTAAATATAGAAAAAAATAATTCTGAAGTTTACAGTATTGATTATTTATATTTAAAACCATGGACAAAATTAACACAAACACATAAAATAATAAAAATAAAAGAATTTATAAATAATTTAGAAATAATAAATAGTGTTGAAAAAGAAGAATTAAAAGATCAATTAATTGAATTATTAAAAGATAAAAAAGTGAAAAATAAAATAACATATGATGAAATAAAAGGTAAAATAATATCGGTGTCATCATTGACATTTGAAAACGAAAAATATTGCATTAAAAAAGAATAATTTATTTATAAAAATTGATATAAATATTTATAGATATTTATATCAATTAAAAAATGGAAATAATAGATCAAGGTATTGAGTATATAAATAACTGTATACAGTCCGGTAAAGAAATTAATAATAAACAATTATTAATTATAAGTGGTGAAATAAGAAAAAATAATGATATAGAAATAGAAACAATATATAAAATATTAAAAAATCTATTTATTGTAAAATTTAAATCAAATAAAAAAGAGTTTGATTGGAAATTAATCAGAAATTGTGAAAAACAATTTAAAAAATATAAAATACCAAAAGAATACATACAATTAGAAAAACATTTCAATAAACTAAAAAATTTACCACAACCAGAACAAAAATCGCAAGAATGGTTTGATTACCGTTATAATAGAATTACAGCATCAGATACAGCTGCAGCAATAGATCAAAATCCATATGAACCTGTAGAAAGTTTTATTGTAAAAAAAAGTGATCCCACATTTAAATTTTTAGATAATCAAAATGTTTATCACGGAAAAAAATATGAACCTATTGCAACATCAATTTATGAATATATATATAATAATAAAGTTATTGAATTTGGTGCATTACCATCAGAAAAATATCCATTATTAGGTGCATCACCAGATGGAATATGTTCAAGTCAATCATTAGAATATAAATTTTCACCATTATTAGGAAGAATGTTGGAAATAAAATGTGTAACATCAAGAGAAATACATAAATCAGGAAATATAATTGGATATATATGTCCATATTATTATTATTGTCAGGTACAACAACAATTAGAATGTTGTGAATTAAATAAATGTGATTTTTGGCAATGTAAAATAATCGAATATAAAAATAGAAATGATTATTTAATAGATAAATGTGATGATACAAGTCATACTATAGGTACAAATGCAGAAAAAATAGAAATAAATAATTTATTAAAAAAAGGAATATTAATAAAATATTTACCAAAAGTATGGACACCTGAACCAGATTATAAAGAAGATAATATTCATTGGAAAAGTAAATTTATTTACCCTGATAATTTATTAATGGATGAAAATGAATATGATTCATGGTTAACAAAAACAATGTCAGAAGATCATCCAGAATTATCAGATTATTATTTTGATAAAATAATTTATTGGAAATTAGAAGAATCGCATAACGTTACAATAGAAAAAGACAATATGTTTATTAAAAATATATTATCAATTTTAAATGACACATGGTCAAAAGTAGTATATTATAGAAATAATTTAAATAAACTAAATGAATTAAAAAGTATTGTGGCTAAAAGAAAAAAATATATAAAATTTAATACACAAATTCAAAATAATAATAATTTAGTAAATAATAAAATAAAATTTTTAGATCTAACAAAAAATATTAACATTGGAAATGAAGATTTTATTGATTAAAAAAAGTTTAAAAATAAAAATAAAAAATTTAATTTAAAATAATTATTTCTGTATAAGATTATATAATGCCAACTAAAGCAACTGAATTAAGTAATACTTTTAAAGGTTCTAGAAAATTATCAAAAACCAGTAAAAAAATTAGTAAAAAACAAAAAAAAATAAATAAAAAAAGTAATGATTCATCTGAAGAAATGAGAGATTTAATAAACTCTGATGATCATAGTTATAGAGGTTCTCAACAAAATCAACAAAATCAACAAAATCAACAAAATTATCAAGGTTATCAACAACAATATCCTCAACAATATCCTCAATATCCTCAACAAAATCAACAATATCCTCAACAAATTGATCAAACTAATGTTGATCCATTAATGTTAAGTAATTATATTCCAACTGATGCAAATGGTCAAATTCAAAATGTAAATAATAGAATTGGTTCTTTATTGGGTTCTGTATCTCAAAATAATTATCAACAGATTGGTAATCAAATTAGTAATTTTGATTCAACAATACAAAATACATCAAACTTTAAACCAAATCCTTTAGCACAACAATTAATGGGTCAATCAATGGGTCAACCTATGAATTATCCAATGATGGGACAACAAGCACAAATGGGGCAAATGATGCCACAAATGATGCCACAATTTATGGGAAATAAATTATCTGGAGATGTTGGACAAAATATTAAAAATTTAGTAGGATTATATAGTAAACCAAAAATAGTTTAATATAATTTAAATTCAGGAATATGAATAAATTTATCAATTAAATATGTTTCATTATCAATTTTGATGGGATTCCCACTTCCGGTATCATCTAATTTAATTTTGCCTACTGGAAAATTAAGTTCATAATCATAAATTATTGATGTTTTATCATAATACCAATATTTTTGTGATTTGGAATAAATATTTTCATCAGTTTTATGTGATGCATTAATTTTTCTGACTTTAATTTTAATAACTGATGATTCTTTAGAATTTAAACCATTATTTATTTTTTGATCATATTCTATTTTTGAATTATAAGCAGGTCCAATATTATTATCAAATAATGATTCTTCATTAAATTGAAAACATTTATAGGTTGATCCCATCATATTATGAGATTTAAATAATTCACAATCAATAGCAACTTCTTTAATGGCATCTAAAAAACTAATCAATAAATTATTTTTTTTTCTTGAAATAAATTCTAATTTTTCATCAGTTGTTTCTTTGCCATTTTTTTTAACCATTTTATATCTATAAATATCTACTTTACGTTCATTCATTGGTAAATCTTTATGGTGACATTGACGGACTGTTCTACCAATAACTTGTTCAATACGTCCTTCATTCCAAAATGGTTCCATAATATGAACTTGTCTACAATTATATAAATTAATACCTTCTGCACCAGCTGGAGAAATCATAAAAACTTTGATTATTTTACCAAATAAATTTAATGGATTATTAAATTCTTTTTTATTAATTTCACGTTGTTCTTTATCTATTGATCCATGATATTCAACATATCTATGAAAATCATGTTTAGGATCATTATCATCAGAAAAAGGTGCAAATCCACAAAATTGCATATATATTTTTAAAATTTGTAATCCTTCCATTTCAACATAATTAGAATAAACAAGAACAGGACCTTTAGATTTAATAATATTGAAAATAATTAAAATCATTTTAGGTGAACACTCATACATCGCTTCAAATAGTTTTGATTTTATTTTTTCTTTTTCAATAAAATCAATAAAATTATTATTATATTTTTTAATATATGTTTTTATATCTGTATGTATTGTATGATTATTTTTTTTATCTTTACTATAAATATTTTTAAAATATTCAATTAAACTATATATAAAAAATTTAATTTCTTTAACATATGCAGCAACTTCTTTATTGGATTTAATTAATAATCTTTTTTTTTCTTCATCTTTACTTTCTTCAATTACATTAGCTTCATCATCAGTAATTTTAAATTTTCCGGGTCTTGGTCTTTTTTCGCCATTTACTCTACTACTTAATTTTGGAAATACAAAATTACATGCTTGTCTAGTATAAGAACTATATGTTGATGTTTCATCATTAACTTTACCTCTAGACATTCTAATTCTAATTTTTTCTTTTTCTTCTTCAATATTTTCATAATAATTATAAATTTCTTCAAAATAATCACCCATTATAATATTTTTATAATGTGTAATTTTGGTTGCATATCTATCTGGTGTTCCACCAAGATAATATGATGCTAACCCCATAATTCTTCTTTGAAACATATTTTTATTGTCTTCATTTAATGATGCAAAATTTGATGATGAAATATATAATTGACTAAAGATTGCTTCACTCGTTGGAAAACTACCAGCTCTTAATAAATTAAAAATTAAAGCAAATTCAAAAGGTCTATTAAGTGCAGGAGTAGCAGATAACATTAAAATTCGTGTATTAGGATTATCTTTTTTTTCCTGTTGAATATATTCATAAATAATTTGTGCACGTTTACCTTTTTTACTTGATACATTATTATAAACATTATTAATAAATCTATGACATTCATCAATAATAAACAAAAATGGTTTAGATGAATCAACATTTTTAATTTTATCTAAAAAATCACGATCAGCAAATGGACTGTCATAATGTACAAATACTAAATTATTTAATCTATTTTCAAAGTTTTCATGAATTAACCACTTTTTTATATCTTTCATCCATGGATCTTGTTCTAATGCAGCAGGTACTATTAAAAATACATTCCATTTTGGTGTATAATTATACAATATATTATAAACATTTATTACTGTTACTGTTTTACCTGAACCGACACCATGATAAATTAATAAATCTCTGAACGGAGATCTATAATCTAAATATGAACCAATAAATTTTTGATATAATGTTAATTCATCAGTTAATTTTTCATTACATGGATCTTCGCCTTCTTTTCTAATAATTTCAGGTAATAAATATTTTTTAAAATTTTGCATAACCCATAATGGAAATAAACGTCCATTTTCTTCAAAAGATATATCTTCTTTTTGATAAACCCCGCCTGTTTGATTATTGTTTTTATTAAATAATATATTATTCATTATAAATCAAACTAGAAATTTTTATTTAAAATTAAAAGCATAACATTTAAAAAATTAATTTATACCTAAAATTATGAATAACATTAAATATCCATTTTATAATTATTTTTATAAATTAGATGTTGAAAATATAATAAAAATAGTAAAAAATTTTAAAATAAATATTACAAATAAAAAAATAGATAATGCTGAAAAATATAAAAATAAATATTTTATAATCATTGATAATTTTACTGATAATTATGAACTAAATACACTAACTGATTATTTTACGGAAACTGTAAGAGTAAAATGCAAATTTGGAAAATATATGTCACCTTTAGAATATTGGAATAAAAATAAAAATAAATTAATAAATAAATCAAAAGATTTATATGCATTAAGAGAATTAATTTTTCAACAAACTAAATTATGTAATAATTTTAGAATTTCAGTTGTTTTAACTATTTTAAAAAAATTTAAATGTAAAAAATATTTAGATATATCAGCAGGATGGGGCGATCGTTTAATAGGCGCAATTTTACATAAATGTAAAATATATTGTGCTGTTGATCCAAATGAAGAATTACATAAATATTATCATGAAATTATTAATACTTTTGTTAAAAAAAGTAAACAAAAAAATTTTATTTTAATAAATGATGGATTTGAAACTGCACAAATACCCGATATTAAATTTGATTTAGTTTTTTCATCACCCCCATTTTTTTTATTAGAAAAATATTCGAATAATAAAAATGATTCAACAATAAAATATAATGATGAAAAAAATTGGTGTGATAAATTTTTGTTAGTAAGTTTATATAAAGCAATTAATCATTTAGAAAAAAATGGTCATTTAATATTATATATACATTATTCTAAATGTATTCAAGAAATATTTGATAAAATAAATAAAATAATGAAATATGAAGGAATGATTTATTTTTATGAAAATAAATTACGTGGTATGCATGTTTGGCAAAAAATCTAAATAAAAATTGAATATTATTTATTTAAAAATATTTTAATAAATAATATAATGGACACAAAAAGTAAACAACAATTTAAATTTATATTTGAAAATGATAAAAATATTAAATTAAGGTTATTAAAAAAATTAGCTGAACATGATTTAATTGATGGTACAAAAAACACAATAGAAGATTGGGACAATATTATTAGTAATCATTTAACTAATTTTGACAATGATGAAATAATATATTTAAAATTAAGAGAATTATTTAAAAAAGAAAATAAATTTGAAGATATTAATAGATCAAAAGTATTGGCAAAAAATATAATACAATTTATTCCAAAACATTTAAAAATTAATAGTTTATTAGATTATGGATGTTCATCAGGTGCAATAACAAAACAATTAGGTGAATTATTAAAAATAAACAATAAAAATTTATATGGTAGTGACATTAAAGACTATAATATTGAAAATTTTAATTTTATTCTATTAAATAATAGTAATTTAATGCCACAAATACCAAATAAATCTATAGATTTAATAACATGTTCAATGGTATTACATCATATAGAAAATATAGATGAAACAATATTAGAATTTAAAAGAATATTATCAAAAAATGGCATAATAATAATAAGAGAACATGATTGTCAAACAGAAAATTTTGCGGTATTTTTAGATATAATACATGGATTATATAGTTTAGTATGGAGTGATCCAATGGAAGATGAAAATTTTATTGAAACATATTTTGCGAATTATAAAAAAAGAAAAGAATGGATAGATTTATTTAATGGTTATGGATTTTATAAAACATTTGAATTTATTAAACCAAATTCTATTAATGCATATTATTCCGTGTTTAAATTAAAATAATTTAAAAAAATATTATATAATTAAAATATATATGGGTAATAGTTGTTCACCAAAACAAATACATACAACAATTTCTTTAGATTCATTAGAAGACGGTATAACAGTTTTAAATTTAGAAAATAAACCATCAAATTTATCAAATTTGTTTTCAAATGTTCCAAATACACTTAATATTTCAAAACAAAAAATAAATAAATTAATTAATATAAATCACTTACTACAACAATTAGAAAACTATAAAAAAACAAATTTATATTTTGTTGATAATCCAAAAATATCTTATTTAGGTATAACAAATGGTTCTAATACAACTGGAATGGTACCACATACAAATTTTCAAAATGGCACAATACATGTTAATTCTGAATCAACAATTAATACTGATTTAATGTCTAATTCTGAATTAACAGTTAATTCTGAATTAACTAATTCTGATTCAACAAAAACTGAATATAAATATAATTTATTGGCAGATTATGATATTTTATGTTATATTGTTATTAAAACTAATAATATTAAAAATATTGAAAAAATTATTTGTAATATAAATGATAATGAATTTATTATTTTACCTGAAATTTTACAACTATATTCATATAATGTTAATCAACAAAAATTAATAATAATTGATCCATCAATATTAATTTATAATTATAGTGTTTTTTATTTAATGTATATTAATAATTTTGATTTAACAGTAATCACAAAAAATCAAAGTGAAAGTAAAGTATATATTAATGTTTCAATTTCAGATACAAATGAACAAAAAATTATATCAAAATTTAATGACATTAAATGGATAAATTTAGAAGAATTAGTAACTTGTAATAATTATTTATATTTTACAAATTTTGACATTTATACGGGAAATATTTTTATAAAAACTAAATATATTAAAAACATAAAAATAACAATTGAAATTAATAATTTTAAATTAATTCTTAATGAAAAAATGTTAGAAATTTATCATAAATTATATAATAAAATATTGTACTGTAATGAATTAATTATTATACCCTTTATATTTGATCCAAATATAAAATATACAAAAAAATATATTAAAATTGAATCAGAATCTATTGATAATCAATCAAAAATTATTATATTAAAAGATCCAGTTGAAAAATCAAGTTTATTATATGTAAGTTCAACTATTTTTAATTCACAAAAATTATTTACTTTTGATATTAATGAAAATATATTAATTGAAAATTTAAATAATTTTATTTTAAAAGAACTTGTTATATTTTATGAAAATATTGAAACAAATGCATATGAAAGAATTTCATCTAATTTTATAATTACATTTAACAATATTAAACATGAATATGATGAATTATCTTGTGATATATATTCTAATTTATATCACAAATCAATGTATGATTTATATATAATTGGATTTTCTTTATGTCCAAAAGAAAATCAACCATCTGGAGAAATTACTGTAAATAATATTTTAATTAATAATACAATAAAAGAAAATATCGATAAAACAAAATATAAAATGCATGTAATATTATACGGTTATGAAAATATAGGTAAGTAATTATTATTTAAAGAAATATTTAAATATATAAATTATATGTGTGTAATTTCAGGCGAAATTAAGCGTGTTTCAGATACAAATATTTTATGTGGATTATCTGATGATAAACAAAGACAAATTATTATATATTCAAATCAAGTAGATAATATTACAAAAAATAATGCAATGATATTACCAGTACCATTACCAAATACATTACAATTTCATAATTTAATAAACTATAAAGAATTATTTTCAGATTGTAAAAATTGTTTTTATGATCCAAATACAAGTTTTAGTTATGGTAATTTACCAAAAAATAAATTAAAATCTAATAAATTAGAAGTATTTAATGTTGGATCATATAAAGTATCAATTGCACAAACAATTGATGATCTTGAAAGAGTAGATACATCAGTATTTGAATTATCAAATAATTTATCAGAATTTATGAAAAATAGTTATAACGAACCATATTTTGGATTTATTATTTGTAAATTAAATGTAGGATCAGAAAAATATCATCCATTTGGTTATTCACATGATGTTTTTAATAATGAACTTTTTGTTCCAACAAAACATTTTCATATTCATAATACAGCACAAAGTGGATACGCAAATACAGCACAAAGTGGATACGCAAATACAGCACAAAGTGGATACACAAATACAGCACAAAGTGGATACGCAAATACAGCACAAAGTGGATACGCAAATACAGCACAAAGTGGATACGCAAATTTTGATCAAGCATTTGGACGATTAAATATAATTTCAGATAGAACATTTTATGGATCACCAAATAATCAAAATATTGCTGATGATTGGTCACATGATATTTATTTTTATAATGTATATCCATCACAAAATTCAGAAATAACATTAATGAATAAATCAAAAGAACGCTGGAGTGGAAAAACATTTAATTTAGATAAAATAAATTTTCCATTTTCAAAAAATTGTTCAAATTTTGAAAAAATAGAAATTGATGGAGTCCATAAAAATATTGATTTAATTATTCCGGTCCATTAATAAAAAACATACAACGTTCATTAATAAAAAACTTTTGGTTTTTTATAAAAGTAGGTTGATGTTTTTACAAAGCTAAAACATACAACGTTCATTAAAATATTTCTAAATTTGAATGTTTA